TCTGTGACATGATTGATGAGCAACCAATCAAGCTGCTGCCAACACCAATGTCAGAGCCAACTGTTGTTGATTCTGTAGCTGGCGACCCTGTGGATGATTGCTGCAAATATTTGCTAAGCAAAGGCACCAAATGGGAGGATATGCAAGAAATAGTGAAGTCAAGATATCTTAAGCATGTTGTAGAAATGGCTGGCAAGAAATCAGAAGCTGCTAAATGGCTTGGGATTGGCCCAACATACATTTGCAAGCTGCTAAAACAACACAATGGAGGAAGCTAAAATGAAACCGAGAACCATCATGCTGCTGCTTTTCGTCTTCACAATTGGAGTCCTGTTCACTACGGTCCCTACTTTTGCTCAGCAGGCAAGTGGAGTCAAAATCATGTGGAACCAGCCAGCCGCTGAGCTACCTTTTGTCAAGGAGTGGATCGTCTACGAAGGCAACGCAGCCAATCCTACGACCGAGCTGGCAAGGTTGCAAAACACAGGTGGCCCATTGACAACCAATGTTCCAATCAATGTTAGTGGAGCTCCTGGCACAAAGGTGCAGAAGTACTATTCTGTGTCTGCAGTTGGCATGAATGGCAAGGAGACAGCCAAGACACCTGGCACTACATCTGGTGGAATCTCGTACTTGGAATTTACGATTCCCTATCCGGACGTGACTGCTCCGCAGTCAGTCATCTTTGAGATTGTGTTCAAATGAAGAAGCTGCTTTTCAACTTGATGCTGGCTATGGCGCTGCTGCCTTCATTGGCAGCAGCACAGGCACTTCACTACTACCAGAGCAACCCAGGCAAGTCAGTCAATGTTGCTTGGGACCACAGCAAGTTTACCATCAGTTGTTCTGGAACACTTGTTGAAATCAGTCCTGCCACCACCAGCTTTGTTTGCGATGGCAGGACATATACAGTTGTTTGGACTGGTGGAGCAGTTAGGATAACTGGCAAGAATGCAGACGGCACAGATTATTTGTACAATGGCAGCATCAAGTACAAATATCGTGCAGTAGTCACTGGCGGATCGAGCCAAATAAGCATTGTAGCCAATGGGCCAGGCAGCTATCCATTCCTTATTCCAAATGCAGGCCAATACCATGTTTGGGGATATGTAAGGCGTGATTCCACGACTGGCAGGAACTCCTTCTTTTACAGCATGGACGGCTCTGCACAAAGAATATGGGCAACACCATCCGGAACACCAGATGGAGAGTGGCTTTGGGATAGGATCAACGATGGGACGTCGCTTGGTGAACAAGGACCTATAGTTGTGTTTCAGCTGGCATCTGGTCAGCACACCTTGGTGCTGCTGGAGCGAGAGGCTGGTACAGGACTAAATGGAATGGTTGTTGCACCAACTTCTGTTGCATCTCCATCTGCAGAGACTGAACTGCTGTTTGGCGAAGCAACTGGAAATACACTGCCAATAAACCTTAATACTCTTGGTGACATTCGCATCGAAGTGGCTGCTGTGCTGACAGATTCTGGTGGAGAGAAAATGTCAGCTTATGCAAAGTCAACAGATCCTGCCTATGCAACTGTTGATGGTGTTGCCAAGGGATGGATGGTTTCTTCAAGCTTGAGCAACCCTTCTGGTGTCGTGATGGCTGCCGAATAGGAGGCTGCTATGCCTGTCATGCACATACCAATCGATCTGTATGTTCCAAAGCAATCTTCTTCAGTTGCTGGCAACTGCTATTGGAATGTCAGCACATTGACAGCTCTGGATGACGGCCATTGGGAGTTTGTCAAGGATGTTGATGGCTACATCTATGGAAGAGTGCTTGTGCCAAATAACCTGGCAGCTTCCCCAGCAGCCAAGATAGAGCTTTCCGTGAAGGCTCCTTCTTCTGGTGGTAATCGCAGTGTCAGATTCAAAGTCGCTGCACACCCAGTGGCTGATGGCGAATCCATGAATCCATCAGCACTTTGCACACCAATTGAGCAGTTGTTGGATCTTGGTGCAACTGAGTATGCAAGAGGAATAATGGAATTCACTTTGCCAGTCACTGGCTCCTTTCCAATCGTTGCAGGAGATCTGCTGCTGGTGGAAATATGCCACTACGGATCACACATTAGCGATCTGCTGGCAGTGAACTGCCATCTTGATGAAGCCTACTTGGTCGTAGAGGTGGTGTGATGGGCTTGACCTTGCATGCAACTTCTGGCAGCAAAGCTGGAACTCTTTGCTGCGAGAATTTCTTTACCAAGAAGCAGCCATGGTCAATATGTTCTTGGATAAAGTACAACACCAGTGTTGGCTTCACATATACGCAAGGCAAAGGGCTTATCGTACACAGCTCTCCGACAGCAATGTACACCTCAGAGGATGGATATACGTACAGCGAGGTTTCTGCAGAAGGAGATGGCATTGTTGCCAATGTTTGGTTCCACTCTGCTTATGTTCGCAATGGCAACAACCATTACGGATACTGCAATGGCAAATTGATGATGAGAGTCAGTGGATATGATCCGTCTGCATTTGATGCAGAGCTTCAAGTTGGTGGCATCAAGTACAGTGAAACAGAAAAGTATGCTGGTGTTGTTGGGCAAATGGCAGCACTCAAAGCTTGGCATGCTGCTTTGACTCCTGAGGAGATCAGGGCAGAGATGTACCAGTATGCACCAGTAAGATTTGCTGATCTTGGTGGGTACTGGCCTATGCTTGTGTATGGTGGAGAAGCTTACACAGTCAGAGATCAATCTGGCAATGGCAAACATTTTACTACAACAGATGCAATGGATGCCAGTGCCTTTGAATACTGGTTCCTGCCAGAGCCAAAGGGACCGCATATTTCTCCGTTCAAACCAAAACATGGTGGGAACAGAGTTCCACGCTTGCTGAATCCAATTCGTACTTCAATTTGCTACGGACATGATACTGGTGTTACAGAGGAAGTGAAGGCTCCTCTTGCACATTTTGTCACGAATGGTAAGCTTAGAAACAATCCTTACAATGACTATGAAGTTATAGAGCTTGATTTCGGTCAGTGGGCTGAGATGGTTGGAACAATTCGCATGCTTGGAACTGTTACTTGCCAAGTAAACACGTACAGATCATATGGGCCAGGCACTTTGACAAAGTATTACAAGACAGGCGCAACATCTTCTGGTTGCGAGGCTGACACTTGGAAGGTATTTTCAACTTCATTCGTAAGCCAAGGCTACGTAAAGGTGAGATTCGAGGCTTTATGAGAAATGTTCTGGTAACTGGTGGAGCAGGCTTCCTTGGAAGCCACTTATGCGAAGAGCTTATCAAACACGATGATGTTTCAAGAGTTGTCTGTGTTGATAACATTGTGACTGGCAGCTGGTCAAATGTAGACCACCTGATCGGCTGCAAGAAGTTCAAAATTTATGAATGTGATGCTATTGCTGCTTCTCAAATTGACTGGAACTGGCTTGGTGGGCTTGATGAGATATATCATCTGGCATCTCCAACTTCTCCAGTGGCAATTAACAACTATAAGGAGATGACACGCAAGGTCAATTCAATTGGAACATGTGCACTCATAAACCTTGCAAGCAAGCAAAAGGCCAAGATGCTTTTTGTTTCATCTGTCAAGGTCTATGGAGAATGTGATCGTGTTTCTGACTACATATTCGGGAAAAGAGTTGGTGAAGAGCTGTGTGCGCATGCTGGCCACAAGATTGCCAGGCTTGCCAGTGTGTATGGTCCTCGCATGGCTTTGAATGACTCAAGAGTTATTCCAGTTTTCATAACAAGGACTTTGCTTGGCCAGCCCATTCAGCTTTGGAATGGTGGCAATCAGGTTGACTCCTTCTGCTATGTTGATGATGTTGTGAAAGGTCTTGTAAGCTACATGTCTTCAAGCAAGAATGGAGTAATAGAGTTTGGTGCTGAAAATGGCATCACCATAGCTGCGCTTGCAGAGAAGATTATGCAGCTGATTGGCACGACTGTTCCAGCTTGCACAACAGCAGTGAATGTTTCAGAAGAGTGCCATAAGGTTGTTGACATAAACAAGGCAAGGTCAGCATTGGGCTGGCAGCCAGCAGTCACCTTGGGGGAGGGGCTGCAATTGACAATCAACTATTTCAAAGAGGAAATGAAGAAGAGGAGAGATCTATGAACAAGATCAAGAAATGCTTATTCACATTGGCAACCAAAGGCTATGAAGAAGAGATGATGGAGCTGACACTGCCGCTCCTCAAGCAGTATGCAGACAAGATAAGAGCAGAGTTTCACATCATAGAAGGCAGAAAATTCCCAGAATGGCCTGTGCAGTGTGAAAAGCTGCAGATCTTTGATCTTGGCAGACAGATGGGCAATGATTGGAACATCTACATTGACTCGGATGCTTTGGTGCATCCTGAGATGATAGATGTGACGACATTGATACAAAAGGACACGGTGCTGCATGCTGGGATGGATTATGCAAATGTCCGATGGCTGTATGATGAGTACTTCCTGAGAGATGGACGCAATATCGGAAGTTGCAATTGGTTCACTGTTGCCAGCGATTGGTGTCTTGATTTGTGGCGAATGCCAGACGATTTGACGCCAGAAGATGTTGCAGCTCGCATCATTCCAACAGTTGATGAGGAACTGACTGGCATGAAGACCAGCTTGAATCTTGCAGATGACTTCTTGCTCGGTCGCAACATAGCCAGGTTTGGCCTGAAGTTCAGACCATTGTATCAAATTCTTCCAGAGGTTGGGCTTGGCAACAGTTTCTTCCTATGGCACCAATACACAAAGACGCCAGAGCACAAGCTTGAGGAGATGAAGCAAGTGCTGGCAGGCTGGCGACTTTTCCAGCCGTATGCCAAGTGAGGTGGCTTATGAAAAAATACAAGCTGCCAAAGATAAATGGTTGGATGAGTGATGAGGAGATGTATTGGCTTTATGAAAAGGCCAAGCTGATGGCTTCCATTGCTGAGATTGGATGCTGGCGTGGTCGCAGCACTCATGCATTGCTGTCTGGATGCACAGGTCCGGTCTTCGCAATAGACACATTTGAAGGAAGCCCAAGTGAAATTGACAGTGCTCACAGCGAAGTTGCCAGTCATGACATCAGAAGGGAATTCTTGAACAACCTGAGGAAGTTCAAAAACTTAGTTCCAATTTGCATGGACAGTGTTTCTGCGTCAAGATATTTTGCAGAAGAGTCAATAGACATGGTGTTCATTGATGGCAGTCATTCTTACAAGGATGTGTTGGCTGATATTTGGAGATGGAAGCCAATATGCAGATGGCTTCTGTGTGGGCATGATCGTGACCAGGATGGTGTGCCGAAGGCTTTAAAGAAGCTTGGGCTAAAAATTAAAAAGGAGGCTGGCACAATTTGGTCTGTTGATATGACGGAGGTGCAAAAATGAAGGCACTTCTTGACAACGACACAATCCAAATTGAGATTACCAACCACTGCCACAAACGCTGTGCCAACTGCACTCGCTTTGTTGGGCATGTCCAGAAGCAATACCACATGGACTTTGATACCTTCAAACATGCTGTTGACAGTCTGGTTGGCTTCCCACATATGGTTGGCATCATGGGTGGCGAACCATTGCTGCATCCAGAGTTTGAAAGGTTCTGTGAATATGCTTTGAGCAAGATTCCTCGCATACAGCTTGGTCTGTGGTCAGCCTTTCCAGAAGGCCATGAAAGCTACAGAGAAACGATCTGCAAAACATTTGGAAACATATTGCTAAACGACCATACCAGGGCTGACATCATGCACCATCCGTTCTTGGTTGCAATAGAGGAAGTGGTGCAAGATAAGGGCAAGATGTGGAACAAGATCAACAAGTGCTGGGCACAAGAGTCTTGGTCGCCATCTATAAATCCGCATGGTGCTTACTTCTGTGAAATGGCAGCTGCCTTTGCAATGTTGTTTGAAGGAACTGTAAACTTCATGCCTGGTTGGCCAATTGAGAGCAGATGGTGGGAGAGAATTCCAAAGGATTACACTGCCCAGATGGAGTGGTTCTGTCCACTTTGTGGTGGAGCTGCGCAGCTTAAGAGGAGAAGTAGCTTAGACAAGTTTGATGACATATCTCCATTGAATTTGAAGCGATTGAAGCCAATCTCGCAGAGAATCAGAGCTGGTAAGTACAAACTGCACAGCCTTATAGAAGTTGGCAGTGAGCAGGAAATGGGGGAGATGCAGTCTTATAAGAATCAAGGCTATCGAGATGTCATTGCTGCCCGCTACAGAATCTTCTTGACACACAATGAACTTGGATTCAATGATCCCAAGCTGATGAGAGTCGGTCGTAAGATGGAGATGCAACCAACTTACATTGACAAATTAAAAGCGAGGTATGCAGCATAGCAGCCTATGGCATGGGTAACTAACACTTGGAATACACCTGGAGTTACTAACTGGACTGTTCCTGCTGGTGTTTCCAGTATACGTATTCGAGTATGGGGTGCAGGTGGCGGAGGTGGTGGAGCCAACAACAATGCATATTACAAAGATGCAGGTGGCGGTGGTGGCGGAGGCGGCTTTGCAGAGGTTACCAATTACGCAGTTACTCCTGGTTCAAACCTTTCTATAACAGTAGGCAATGGAGGCAACAGAGGAGGCATATCTGGCACTTCGGGTGGTAACGGCTCTTTGTCTTCTGTGAGAGACGGCAACTTAGCTTTCATATGTGCAGCCAATGGAGGACAAAGAGGTAATGGCGGCAATATGATTCCTCCAGCTGCAGGAGGAAATGGTGGTATAGGCAATGCCGGAAATATTTTTAAAGCTGGCGGATCTGGAGCCTACGCCAGTGGAGACAGAGGCGGATCTGGTGGTGGTGCTGGCGGTGCCAACAACAATGGCAATGGAAATAATGGAAATGGCAGGCCAGGAATTAACACAGGTTATCCGTCTTTAGGAGGTGCTGGAGGAAACGCAGACAGCAACGGCAATGATGCTGGAGGCAGAGGCGGCAACTCTGTAATGAACAACAACGCTTCTGCCAACACAGATGGTACTTGGCCTGGAGGCGGTGGTGGTGGACACCATGGCAATGGAGACACTGGGTATGGAGGCTATGGCGCTGCTGGTGGAGTTGTCATATTTTACAGCATTGCCAGTTCCAGCAGTCGGTCTTCAAGCTCCAGTTGTTCATCTTCCAGCTGCTCATCTTCAAGCAGCTCTTCAAAATCAAGCTCCAGTTCCAGCAGCAAGATACCGTCCATTTCCAGTTCCTCTTCATCAAGCAGCTCCAGCAGCAGTCAAGGATCATCTTCGAGCAGTTCAAAAAGCATGTCATCCAGCTCGAGCAGCATGTCTGCTGCTTGGCAAATTGAAGATGTTGTTCTAACAGGATCTGTCAGCAGCAGTTCCAGCAGCAGCAAATCGTCTTCTTCTTCCAGCAGCAGCCGTGGAAGCTCTTCTTCATCCAGTTCCAGTCGGTCAAGCAGTTCTTCGTCTTCAGTTTCAAGAAGCAGTTCTTCGAGCTCAAGCAGCATGTCGTCTTCATCCAGCTCCAGTCGCTCAAAGAGCTCTTCGTCTTCAAGCTCCAGCAGCCACGCAGCTTTGACAACTGTTTGGGGTCAATCAACTGGATACAGCGAGGGCATTGCCAAGCCAATGGCTGGAAATTGGGATGTAGAAGCTGGCAGCATCAGTGGCTCTGGCGATTCTGAGAAGATGGTGCTTTCCAGTTACGAGTCTTACAGTGAATCAGATCCTTTCAATATCGGGAATATGGTTGGAGTTATCAAACTCAATCAATACAATGCTGGCTCCGGCAACGCTCCGACCATATACTACAAGACTGGTGTCACGCAAGCGTCTTGTGAGCAAGACCTTTGGCACCTTTACAACGGAGTCTCATTCAACTGCAAAGGTTGGGTAAAGATTCGGTTGTATAAGGCTGCCTAAGGTCTTGACCGATGCCGTGGGGCAATAACATATACACAAATGCGGGTAACGTTACCTGGACTGTTCCGTCTGGTGTTACCAATGTATTGGTACGAGCCTGGGGTGGTGGCGGTGGCGGCGGTGGTGGTAACGCTACTCATGGCGGTGGAGGCGGTGGTGGTGGTGGCTTCGCACAGTTTAATGCGATGGCTGTCACTCCAGGCCAAAACCATGTTTTGACTGTTGGTAATGGCGGCAATGGAGGAGCTGCCAATGCCAATGGTACTGCTGGTGGCAACACAATTATCCGCTGGAGTAATAACGCCAATGCGATGATTGCTGCCAGAGGGTCTGCTGGCCAGCGAGGTGCTAATGGCGCTGGTGGTGCTGGTGGAACTGTCGCAACATCTACTGGAAACTTGGAGTATGCTGGTGGCAACGGAGCTGCCAAGGCCACTGTAAATCCGGGTTCTGGCGGTGGTGGTGCGGGTTCTGGTGGCAATGGCTCGGCTGGATCCAACGGAGCCAATGCAGCTGGCGGTGCTGGTGGAGCTGCAAACAACAATGCTGTCATTCCAAGTGTAGCTGGCGGTGCCGGTGGCAATGCCGTACTTAATGGTAATGGCGGCAATGCACTCGGTCCGGGCGGTGGTGGTGCTGGTGGTGGCGCTACCAACAAAGTAGGTGGCAGAGGTGGCGTAGGTCGTATCGAAATTTATTGGAGTATCGCTTCCAGTTCATCATCTTGCTCTTCTTCCAGTTGCTCCTCTTCATCTTGCAGTTCCAGCAGTTGTTCCTCGTCATGTTCAAGTTCCAGTAGCGGCACTTTGAGTTCTTCGTCCAGCTGCTCAAGCTCCAGTTGCTCAAGCTCCAGTTGCTCATCGTCGAGCAGCAGCAGCAGCAAACCTCCTTCTCCTTACGGATGGCAAACCGTAGTTTATACTCCAGGCAATTACACATGGACAGTTCCAGCTGGTGTAACTGGAGTAAGGATTCGTGCATGGGGTCCTGGTGGTGGCGGTGGTGGTTACAATGGCAATGCAGCCACTCCTGGAGGAGGTGGCGGAGGTGGTGGTTTTGCACAAGCCAACAACTTTGCAGTTACGGCCGGACAAAACCACAACATCGTAGTTTCTCCAGGAGTTGCGGGAGGAGCTGCTAATAGCGATCCTTCGTATGCCAACAACACGACTTTTTATCATACAAACAATGCTATTGTAATCCAAGCCACTTGTGGAAACAGAGGCAGAGTAACAGGGGCTGGTGGTGGATTTGGAAATGGCACCATAACTGCTTGGACCAATGTTTACAAAATGGGCGGCAATGGTGCCAACAACAATACAGCGACATATTCTGGTGCTGGTGGTGGTGGAGCCGGCACCACTGGCAATGGGTCGCCTGGCAACAACAACGGCTCGGGAGCTGGAGGAGGCGCTGGAGGTCTTGGCGACAATGGATCTACTGATGTAGCGAACGGAGCTGGTGGCAACGGAGGAAATGCAGCCAGTGCAGGGTTCTTTGTGGGTGGTGGAGGTGGTGGAGGGAACAGTCTGTTCCGTGCGGGAGGAAATAGTGCAGATGGCAAGTTAGAATTGTACTTTAGTGTTCCGAGTGTTAGCAGCTCCAGCTCTTCATCGTCCAGCAACAGCAGCTCCAGTTCTTCATCCAGTTCTTCATCAAGCTCTCCAGCAGCAGTAAGCAGTTCGTCCAGCTGCAGCAGCTCCAGCTCTTCATCGTCCAGCAACAGCAGCTCCAGTTCTTCATCCAGCTCCAGCAGCAGCTCTTCAAGCAGCTCCAGCTCCAGATCAAGCTCGAGCTCCAGTTCTTCTTCGTCCAATTCTTCGTCCAGTTCTTCAAGCAGCTCGAGTCGGAGTTCTTCAAGCAGCTCCAGCTCCAGATCAAGCTCGAGCTCCAGTTCTTCTTCAAGCAGGTCTTCATCCAGTTCTTCATCAAGCTCCAGCAGCAGTTCTTCAAGTAGCTCCAGATCAAGCTCGAGCTCCAGCAGCTCTTCAAGCAGGTCTTCATCCAGTTCTTCATCCAGCTCCAGCAACAGCTCTTCAAGCAGCTCTTCATCAAGCTCCAGATCAAGCTCCAGCAGCAGTTCTTCAAGCAGCTCCAGATCAAGCTCTAGCTCCAGCAGCTCTTCAAGCAGGTCTTCATCCAGCTCTTCAAGCAGTTCGAGTCGTAGCTCTTCATCCAGCTCTTCAAGCAGTTCGAGTCGTAGCTCTTCATCCAGTTCTTCAAGCAGCTCCAGATCAAGCTCGAGTTCCAGCAGCTCTTCAAGCTCAAGCAGTTCGAGTCGTAGCTCTTCATCCAGTTCTTCAAGCAGTTCGAGTCGTAGCTCTTCATCCAGTTCTTCAAGCAGCTCCAGATCGAGTTCGAGCTCCAGTTCTTCTTCAAGCTCAAGCAGTTCGAGTCGTAGCTCTTCATCCAGCTCTTCAAGCAGTTCCAGATCGAGTTCGAGCTCCAGTTCTTCTTCAAGCAGGTCTTCATCCAGCTCTTCAAGCAGTCGTTCTTCTTCAAGCAGCAGCCGTTCTTCATCCAGCAGTTCCAGCAGTTCCATCCAAAGCAGCTCCAGCAGCTCAAGATCTTCTTCGAGCTCCAGCTCCAGCTCCAGATCAAGCTCGAGCTCCAGCAGCTCTTCAAGCAGGTCTTCATCCAGTTCTTCAAGCAGTTCGAGTCGTAGCTCTTCATCCAGCTCTTCAAGTAGCTCCAGATCAAGCTCGAGCTCCAGTTCTTCTTCAAGCAAGTCTTCATCCAGTTCTTCAAGCAGTCGTTCTTCTTCAAGCAGCTCCAGCAGTTCCAAACAAAGCAGCTCCAGCAGTTCCAGATCAAGCAGTTCCAGTTCTTCTTCAAGCAGGTCTTCATCCAGTTCTTCAAGCAGTTCGAGTCGTAGCTCTTCATCCAGCTCTTCAAGCAGTTCCAGATCAAGCTCGAGCTCCAGTTCTTCTTCAAGCAGGTCTTCATCCAGCTCTTCAAGCAGTCGTTCTTCTTCAAGCAGCTCGAGTCGTAGCTCTTCAAGTAGCTCTTCTAACAGCAGTTCTTCAAGCTCGAGCAGGTCCAGTTCCAGTTCCAGCTCCAGATCAAGCTCGAGCAGCAGCTTGTCATCTTCTTCATCAAGCAGCAGTCGAAGTCGCTCGCTCAGCAGCTCTTCATCCAATTCTTCGTCCAGCTCTTCTTCAAGCAGATATGGAACACCAGAGCTGGTTGAGCCAAGATGGAAGTTCAAGGCATACAAATATCGCTCAGAGTTCATGCTGCAACCAATGCAGCTTCGCATAGAACTAAAGGCTTGCATTGGCAAGCCCAAATTTGTGAACAGAGTATTGACATTGAGAACTAACCTTATAGCCCAGCAAGCCAGGCCAACCTTTGTGGCAAGGCTGGGAAGATGATGGAGGTGCCTCTGTGGAATCATTCAAAATCATCCAGCCAGTCCATCCAAGTGAAGAAGGCTTTGTGGAAATTGACATCAGTGTTTGGCTTGGCACTGATACGATCAAGAGTGTTGCCTACACAGCCACTGATGCAAAAACAGGAGAGGATGCAACATCTGCTGTGCTTGACACAGGACTTTGCACCTTTTCTGGAAAGATCATCAAACCTTATATCAAGGGTGGCACAAACAAGAAAAGCTACAAGGTGCTTTCTCTTGTCACTTGCAACGAGGTAACAGATGTTGGTGCGTTTGTTGTCGAGTTCGACACCAAGTCGCAGTAGGAGGTTGTGATGGATGAACGACAAGAGCATTCTCCAGTGTCGAAGTATCAGAGCCTTAAGGAATACTGGTCTGACCCAATAAGGAACAGAAGAGTAAAGGCTGGTGGAAGAAGGGAGGCAGATTTTGCTGTGTGTGCATTCCATGAGTCTAAGGAAGAACAAGATCGCAAGAGCGCTGAGCATATCTGTGGAAGATTAAAGACACTCAAGTCTGACATAGAAAAGGATCTGAGCCAATTGAAGATGGAGCATGAAAGTGACAAAGCAGCAATGGAAGGTCGGATATCATCATTGGATTCTCGCAGCATAGGCAAATGGCCATTTGGTATATTTGTTATTCTGTTTGGGCTGATTGTTGGACTGATAAGTTTAAACAACAACTCAATGCTGAAGCGGATTCTTGATGACATAGATAATCTGAAGGAAAAAGTTGTAGTGATAAGCACTGTCATCAACCGAGAAGGCAAAGATGCTATCAGCCCAAAGTGATACGATTGCCTCAGCAGCAAGGCGACGTCCCTCTCTCCTCCGTCGCTTGTTGGCAGTATCTCCCCCTCTGCTGGCGCTGCTGCTGAGGAGGCACTCCGTCTGGTTGTGTGCGGGACAGCTGGACGGAGTGCCACTTACCAATTCCAATCCCGCAAATTACAAGAGGAGGTTTTATGAGCATGATTTACAAGTTGTTTCTGGTGGTGGCAATTGGCATGGCGTGCGTGGCAGCTTCCTGTCCTGTGAAGCCTGTCTCTGTCTGCCAGGACGTTCCTGGAGAAAGCTATCTCGAAAAGTGGATCCCAGATCTGAAGCTGGCAGGCACTTTGTTCAAGCTTGGCGTGCTTGAGATTGGTCGTCTGGAAGAAGTCAAGCAAAAGGATATTGCAAAGGTGCTTGATGAAGCAGAGGCTTTTCTGAATGCAGCTCCAACTTATGATGGGTTCTACATGTATCTGCTGCCAAAGTTCCAGTGGGTCAGGGACAACATGGGTGGAGAGGTTGTAATTATTGGAGACTACTTCACTGACTTCCAAGGAGTTGCAACTCCTATCTTTCCAAGGGACATCTGCTATTTGAAGTATCACATCAATGACCAGCGCAAGAATGTGCTGCCTTGGATCAGAGGGATGAAGGCTTCTCCACCGAAAGGAAAGTGAAAATGACTCCGAACGAGATTCCTACACAAATTGCTGAGCCACTGCTAAAAGGGCTTGCAGACATCATCAATCTTGTGCTGGCATTCATCATTACTACATTGCTGCCATATTTGTTCTTGTTGTTCCGCAATTGGTACAAGTTGAAGATTGCTGAGATGAGGACAAGAATCTCTGCAATTGAGAACGCCGATCTGCGCAATGGCATCAACGATGCTTTGACAAGACTTGACCAAACAACTGAAACAGTTGTTGCGGAAATTGAGGCAACGATAAAGAAAATTGATGCGAGGACAGCCAAGGTTGTCAATGCGGAGGAGATCAAGGTGGTGGCTCGCAACCGGATTCTTGCAAGACTTCCTCCGAATGTCCAGCGAGTTCTTTGTTCTACGTATGAGCCAAAGGATCTTGACAGGCTGGTCGATTCCAAGATCGAGAGGAAGGCTCTAGCCATGAAATTGGCTAAAAAAAGGAGCCTTAAGCAGCCGGATTGCTCCCAAAGTAGGGCGATTTAGGTGCTGTAATCGTGCTGGAGGAGCCCACTGCAATGCGAAGGGATCGTAGGATAGCCCAACCTACGATCCCTCCTGCCCATGTCCAATGAAAACAGCCACTTATGGTTTTTTCTCAGTCTCAATTATTTCAATAGGTTGCGGCAGTGTGCTTTCAGGTGGGTTCAGGGTGGCTGGGATGGTAAAAAGGATCTGCCTCTTGATAGCTGGAACCAAAGCGTCGTAGCTGCCTTCTATCCACCTTACTTGTCCGTCGTTTAGCCGTTTGTTCCACGACAAAAATCCTTCCAAAATCTCAGCATCCTTGTTCATGCCTTTTATCTTCTTAGGATGGGAAAGCTTGTCATTGCTTGACAGATGCAGAAGTGTTGCACCCTTTATCCACCAGTAAACGACAATTGCTTTGCACTTGGTCGGATCATCAAGCGGAATTCTTTCTTGCACTCTTGCAATCCAAGACCTGATGACAAGTGCAGACCATCTTGACCACTTATCACTGGTTGGTGGCAAACCAAGTTTCTTGCAAAGCAGGAATTGCTTCCTTATCATATCAACTGCATCACCGAAGGCCACATTGCGAGAGAATGCATCCTGGTTGGCAAATCGCTTCTCATCTGACTCTGGCAATGGTTCTGCTTTTGGCATCAGGCTTTCCAGAGAGCTTCTTGGTTGTGGTGGTTGGCTTGTCATCAGTTTCATGTCTTACATCTCCTACAATTTCTCGTTTGACTGCATTGGTTTTCTCGCCATCATGGCTGAACACATAGTGGCAATCAGCAATAGATGCAAGCTGGTCAGTGTGTGTGATGATTATCAGCTGCACACCAAATGTTGCTGCAAGGTTGCGCATCACAGCAATGGCCTGGTCCAGCCTTCCACTTTGGCCAAGGTTCTTGAATGGCTCGTCCAGGAAGAACACTGGCCTGCTCTTCTTGCCACCCAGCACCCATTCTGCAAGCCTGGCAACAAAGCTGATTATGTCAACAACACTGCCACCTTTCTCATCCTTTGGATCAAGAACCATTCCACCAGTCTTTACGACAGCTGTGCAATCCAAGCGCTGGCCACGCCTATCAAACTCTAACTCAAACTGGTGCTCACGATCAAACACAGCATTGAGTGCAGCTGTGACAGTGTTCTCGTAAGCAGCCTTCAATCGTTGCTGGGTGAGTATAGCTGCTTCTGTAAGCAGCCAGCCAACAATCTGCAGAGCTTCCAATTGCTCTTCGTAAAGTCGCTTGTTAAGTTGGGCCTCGTCAAGCAGCTGCCTTGCAGATTCGGCTTTGCCTCTCAAGTAGTTGTATTTGTCTTTTGCTTCAATCATACAAATATCCTTGCCCCACCTGGGCTTCTCAAATAATCATCATCTTGCTCTTTAACAGGACATGGGTCAGGTTTTGGCTCTCTATCAACATCAGCCAGCCTGATATCCAACTCTCTGACTGTTTCTACATTGAAATGCCAAAGCTCTGTTGTTATGCCAGAATAATATCGAAATGCTGTTTTCCTGATATCTTCATCTGGGTGTTTGTATGCGATTATTTCAAGAGCATACAAGAAGTGGGTCGCGAAATGTACCGAACAATAGTTGATCTCATTTTCTATATCTTCTGCTGTTGGCAATGCATCTTTCTTGCACATAAAAGTGTGTTTTTTATCAGCGTTGTTCAAAGTAATGGAGCGCATCCAACGACAGACTATCTTTATAGCTTTGCAGAAATGAGTGTCTGGTGCACGCAGTCCTTGGTTGACGACTGTTTGCATCTTCCAAGACAGCTTGGAAAGCCAAGCTGCTTGAACATGGTCACAACCATGAATTTCAACAGTCTCTTTCTTGCAGAATACATTTCTCATTTCTTTTTTACACCTATTGTTGCTGCAAGTTTATCTCTCTGCTTCTTGAATTCATCAGCAAGTCTTCTGTAGGCTTGCTTGAAGCCATTGCGAAGATATTCTTCATCAAACTCGTCTGCAGAAGCTTCGAGCTCCTTGAGTTCGCTTATCTTATCATCAAAGTTGGCAAGCTTTCTCTCAAGTCTGCCAGGATTTTTCTTTGCTTTCATCCCATCTTTTCCATTAGCTGCAAGGCTTCCTCATTGGCAGCTTTCCTGCGCTTCTGCAGCTCGCTCAGCTCTTGTGCAATCTTCTTGAGCTCGGAATCTATTGCATCTACAGTTGGATTGCTTATCTTTAAATCAGCTTTGACCTTCATCAGAAGACTATCAAGCTGCTCTCTGTGAACACCCAGGGTTGTTTTAAGACTGCTGGCTTTTGCCTCAAGCTTACTTAGTTCTACATTGCCTTGATGCTGGTTTTTCTTTACCACGTGCTACCTCCACATTTATGCCTGTGATGTCTGCAAGCAGCTGCATCACGGTGGTGTTGGTCTTGCCTGTGTTTTTTAAAACAACCTCTGCAAGTATATCAGCAAATCTTACATCTGTTCCAGTCTTGCCAGGCTTTGAGGATTGCAACTGATTTATCAGCTGGTCGTATGCTCTTTCTTTTTCGATGTGCTCACGGCTGATTATCTTGTCTGCTGGCTCGTGTGGTATTTCCACCTTGACTGGGACGAGATCTTTGCCAACTATGTAAAAGTGTGGCTTATGCTCGCCTTCGTCTGACTTCCTTCTAAGCAATGGCCCAGTGTTGATGATGAATCTTTTTCCAATTTTCTCATAGAATGCTCTGTGTATGTCTCCACATATTACACCATCGAAGCTTCTTGCAGCTTGCCAAAGAAAGTCGTTGGCATTGTAATAGCTCTGGCCAACCCAAAGCTCTCTGTCTGAAATTGGTGCATGTATAACAAGCAGGTTGCCCTTTCTCTTTGTGTCTGGTTTTGGAAGCTCTTGGCCATAGCTTGCTCCATGCAACCTGATTCCAGCTGAAACTTCTACTGGATCACTGCCAAGAACTGTAAGCAAACCAGCTGCCTCCATTGCGCCAATGATTGTCTTCTTCCTGCCAACAACAGAGTACATGTATGTGTCGTGCTGTCCGAATACGACCATTGTCATTATTGTCTGGCTGTACTTCCTCAAGAAAGCAGCCAGCTCTGGCAGCAACGACCAGCTGCAGGCAATGTCTACAAGATCACCAGCAAGCACAACAGCTTTGCAGCCAGCTGCAAATGCTTTTGTGTAAACCCAGTTTAGCTTATTCCATTGGGTGACTCTAAGATCATCCTTTCGACAAATTGGGTTGTGGCTGCTGAGATGCACATCGGAAAGCATTGCAATAGTCATGTATCACCCATTTATCATTTTGTCTGTTATCCTTGAGATTGCTTCTTTGTCAATCTTGCTGTAACAGCGATCGCATATTCCAGCTTTGGCCAAAGCTTCCACATATTCCAGCACAGCAGCATCCTTTGCTGCTGCCATTGCTTCAACCTCTGCAATCTTTTCCTTGGCACCTTCAAGAAGCACAGATTTGGTACTAAGCTCCAGCATTCGGTTGTGGATTGCTCTGATTTCTGCAACCAGCTCCAGTGCTCTTGTGCAATCTTCTTCTGAAGCTGTGACTGCTTCTATCTTAGATCTGGCTTCGACTATGTCGGAATAAAGCTGGCGCAATCGGTTGAACTTTGTTGATAGGCTTGCGATCTTCTTGTCTGCTGCATCAATTTCCTTTACAAGCATTTCTACTGCTGGCAACTTCTCATACTTGCTTATTTGTGTGGATGCTTCTGCAATCTGTGCTTGGCTGCTTCGTATTGATGAGTTGGCAACCTTTATTCCGTTGCTGACAGCAGCTTGCCAACCATCAAACTTTTCCATGCCACTAAGCTTGTTGAACACATTGGCTAGCTCTCCACTTGTCAGCCATATCAAGTATGGCTCATCAAATTGTTCTTGTATGTTGATCTCATCAAGCCTAAGAGCTTCTCTGACTGGCTGCGGAACATCATTGCCAACCTTGGTAAAGTCTGATGCTTTGCCTTGGTGCACCATTCCATACCAGTTTTCCTTGCCTTTGCTATGGGCGATGGAAGTCCCATCAGCGAATTGCAGTGCGACAACAGTTTCCTTGCTGCTGTCCTTGTTGTGTCTGAACCTGTCACCAACAGGCCTGTTTGTCCTGCACCAATTGACTGCTCTGAGCAAAGCAGTCTTGCCAGAATCTTCAAGTCCAGTGATGATGTTGATTCCAGGATCCAGCTCGAGCTTTGTGCACAGATGGCTTTGGAACCCAACTACCTCAATCATCTTTAGGTGCTGCTGCGTAGTGCTCATCGTTTATCTCGCAAATTCTGTCAATTATGCGCTCAACCAGCTTTTCTACAACAGAGTCTTGCACCAGATCGTCTGACAGCTTCCTTTCTGGTGCAACCAATATGATCTTCTTGGAATAGCTGGTGACTGTTTGTCTGTTGGCAATCAGTTCAACTGTTACATTTGCGACCAGTCTGATGAATGGCTTTGTGCTCATAGCAGTAGCACCGGAGGTCCTGGTTCTGGCAACCTGCTGCAATCTATTAGAACAATGAATCGACTGTGGCCTTCAACCAGCCCAGGCAATCTGTTGTTGGCTCGCATGCGGTCTACTTCTTCTGCAAGCTCAAAGTGGGTTCTCTTGGCTGTTAGATAAATTGCCTCTGTGTAATACTTCCCAGTGGTTGGCTTGAAATATGTAAGCTTGACCTTTCTCATGATGGCTCTCCAAGCACCTTGCCATCTATGATGATCTGCTGTCTGCTGATGCTTGGCCCAACAGCATTGACTGCAGCTGCTATCATTCCTTGCAGTTGCTTCAAATTTCTGCTTGCAAGCAATATTGCGCAGCTGAATATTCCAGCACCACAGTACGGACAGTTGCTAAGTATTGGCTTAGTTGCATCGACATCGTAAGCAGCCATTGAAACGATCATGACTTTGCGGCATGCAGGACAAACAAACTTGGCTCTCTTGTCTTGCTCATCTTTTAGCAGTTCGATTCCCATATACAGGCTCCTTTGCTCTTTCGTTGTTCTTGTTTGCAGCAGCTACACTGGTGCTTGTGGACTTCTTCCAATTGCTGGCAAACTTTGCATAGTGCTGCTTGCCACATTCTGGGCAAAGCTGCTTTCTGCGCAGTTTGTCAAAGCTGTCGTAGATTGGATTTTCTTTGGCAAACTTCATACGATCTTCAAACCACTTGGGGTGGCCAAGGCTGATGTAGAAGCTGCCATTGCATTGCTTGCACTTTCCAGAAATGATTGCACTCATAGCTCTATCCCATGCTTTTTTGGTTTGCTGTCTTCTTCGACATTGTCGGTTGAACTGCTGCTTTTGTTGGAGCCTGATGATGCTGCCGAAGATGTGAATCTTGTTGTTCTTGAAACTCTTACCTTGACAGATTCTGCAATCTTTGCCAACCTCTTAAGCTCATCAAGCTCAGCAAGTGTTATTGTCTTGACAGAAAAGCCTTCTGGAGCCAAACCATCTTTTGGAGCAGGCTTTAGGTCTTCGTATATTGGTATGCGATATTGCTCTCTTGGTATAAAGCTGGTGGAGTTGCCAGTTGTCATTGATCTACCACCAGTGGATATGCTAGATTTGATTCCCACCATCTTGCGCAGAAATGTTTCTCTTAAAGCCAGCTCTTCCCTTGCTCTCTTTGCATACAGCAGCTTTTCTTGGTCTTTGCTTCCAGAGAGATTTGATGCAATCCATCGCAGGAATCTCTCGTCTATGCAGCCAAATCGCTTGTCTTTGTAATCAGGTGGGCCATATGGCCAAATGGTGTAGCTGCAGGCTCGTCTATCAGGTGGGACATCCTTCAAGCGCTCCTTTATGGCTTCCGTGGCTTTCTTGTCCTCAGCCAACCTTCGGAGCATTTGCTTTGCTGGATCTTCGTACATAGGCATGTCTTAAAGCCTTGATGGCAATGGTGTGCTGCTCATTCTGGATCGTCCTCAAAATGGCAGTTGTATTTCTCACGATGTTGCCATTCCTTGTCAGCTGACTCGCACAAGAACTTTTCTCTGCAGTTTTCTGCAACCCATTTGACAAAGCTGCTTGGAAGCTCTCCCAGCATCTTGCCTTTGAACTTTATTGGCTTGTATGGCCATATTACGATGCCATGATCTTCCATCAGTTTCACCTTACTCTCTTGCCAAACTTTATGGCGTCCTTGGCAGCATCAAACACAGCATATGGTTTGCACCAGGCAAGCACATCCTGTAGCTTGGCAGCTACGAACGATGCTCCATGTGCATACTGGAACTGTATCATTGCGCAGCCAAACTGCTTCAAGGTCATCTTGAGATATTTTGCAAGCTCATCGTGGATATCTGTTGGCATCACACACACAGATTCGCAGCCATCTCTGCGGAAGATTAGCCACCACCCAGTGGTTCCAGACATGCTGCAATCTCTTGTGCATTCAGCTATCCATTGCTGCAGCATCTGCTTGCTCTTACTTGGCTTGTCAAGTATTTCAAGCAAGCCAACTCCACCAGTTTTCTTGGCATTGCTGAACAGCTTGCTGATTCTCTTCTTCTTGGCTTCCTTGCTATAGCAGTCTCTGTCAACAAAGTCTACAACCTTGTCAAGCTCCTTGCTGCTGATTGGCTTGCTGGTAGCAGTGTAGCCTCGCTTTGCACTTATGACAAGGAGATCGAACAACGGCTGCGCCAGTGGATCGGTGAAACTAATGTCTCCGTAAGAGTATCTGGTGCTAACAGCCTTCTTGGCTCTTTGGGTTGCACGACCACCACTTTGGCTGGTTCGCCACATTACATCATCTCTCTGGTCATTTGTCCACCAGAGACTGAGTTGTTTGCTCAGTTGTCGTTCAAAGTCACCACCCTTAAGACTCTTGCTCATGTTATCTCCCTAAGATTTCCTTAAGCATCCGCAGTTGAACTCTCCGTTGTATGACCATCCATATGGCATGGAGACAGATGTCTGCTGTGTGCTGTCGATGATGGCCTTGAGCTCGTCTGTGGAACTTGCACTGCATTCCTTCCTGATTGTCTGGCCAACTTTTATTTTGCCACAGGCCTTGCATGTGTACAATGCATTAAACTTCAAAATGGCTGAAATTTCGTTTATCATCATAATGTCCAATCTTATCATTGAGAACATTACCAGATGAGCCAGCTAAGTATTGCTGTGTAAATTGCCAGAACAGCTCCCCAAAAAATAACAAATGCAAGGTTGACTTTTATCTTTCTCACACCTTGAATGCCTCCTCCCATCTGTCTCTGAACTGTGGTGTAAGAAGGCTTCGCATTCCGTTGTTGGATGCAACAGCTATCATCTTATTGGCTGATGGATCATTGTCAAAATTCTTTATCTCTATAAATGGAGTTCGCCAATGAGGCAAATATACCATGCTAAACCTGGTCTCTACATTTTCCTCTGGGTCTGACACTATCTTCTGGTAAGCCTTGCTTTCCTTCTTGAGCTGGTTCTTGACAAACTTGATGGCTGTCTTCATGCCAATGCCAGATATACCAATTACATTGTCACCAGGACAGCCAGCAAATGACATGGCTTGCACCCACTCAGAAGGAGTGCATCCCCATTTGCCAGCCAGGTCTGATACAGTAAACATTTTCTCGCTGACAAAGTCAAACATCTTGACATTTTCAGACAGGCATTGATACATGTCTTTGTCACGAGTCACCATGTAGTTGTCGTAATTGACTGCATACTGAGATTGCACAGCTGATGCGAGTATGTCATCTGATTCAAAGCCATCTATCTTGACTATGTTTGCAAACCCAAGCTCCTTCAGCAATCTGCTGCGCAGCAGGGCAAATTGTGGATATGCAATCTCATCAAGCTTATTCTCCTCTGGCGTCTTTTCACAAACACGATTTGCCTTGTATGGCTTGTACTCTTTCTGTCTGAGATATCCTTTGTCACTATCCCAAGCAAACAGCCAGTTGTCAGCTTTGATGACTTCTTGAAGCTTGAGCAAGGTCTTGATGAATCCAAATAGGACACCAGTGCGCCTGCCTCTGTAGGAAAGTCCTGCAGTGGCATACTTGACCGAATGGCATATGCTGTTGCAGTCAACAAGCATCAGCTTCCTTCTGCTGCTGTTAGGGCCCATACTTCCTCTTGCCTTGCTTCGGGTTGATGTTGGCTTCTATGTCTTGCCACTCAGCAGTTATTTCTTGTGCCATCACCTTGTACATTTCGTTGTTTTCTTCAAGCAGCTTGATGATGGCACTGCGTGTCCAATCCTTTCCTTTCCACCTAATGCTGGTGAACTTCTGTCCATAGCGCCACTCCAGCATCGACTCAACATCTGCTATGCCGTAGTTGAACACGACATTGAACTCAGCATTGCGGAAAGGCACAGCACACTTGTTGCGCTTGAATCTGGCACGCACCTTAATGCCATAGGGACGCTTGTGGCCTTTGACTGTGTGTGCCAGCTTTTCTACCTCAGCCAGCCAGCAAACTTGGTGTGTGTAGAAGTTGAGAGAATCTCCACCAGCCCTGTATTGTTTTTCTCCAAACGTGATGCCAATCTTGGATCGCACCTGGCTGATTATTCCAAGGGTGATGTCCCTGCCTTGCATTTCTGCGCAGCAGTTTGGGAAGAAGTATTGGCTGCCATACTTCTGTTTGCCGAGGTTGTAGCTGCCCTTGGCTTTGGCATCTCCATCGCTGCCTTCCTCTGCAGCCTTTGCTGCAGCCTTTGCTGCCTTCTTGAGATTCTTCTCGTAGCTGGCTGCATCAGTCTTGCTACGCAAGGAATCCCAGCTGTCAATGGCTGCAAGAACAACTTCTCCTTCCTTGTGCTTTCCGACCACTTCATTGAAGAAATGTTCGCCAAGGTCCTCTACAAATGGCTTGTGCAGCCATTCAACAGAATTATAGAAGTCTTTCCCATACATGGCTTCAACAGGGAAGTCCATGACATTTTCGGCATTATAATAGACCAACCGCAACTTCTTGGGCTTCGGAAACAGTTCAGTCTTTGTTGACACCAACTTATGATAGGCATATGCCATCAACTCAAGCTCTGTCAATGTCTTGCCACTGCTTCCATCACCAACTATGTTGTGTATGCGACCTCTGGCCCAGCCACCATCGATGCCTCTGCAACTGGCGGCAAGGTTCAGCATCAGAGAGCCACTGCTTATGAACTCAACACGCTCGCACTCTGGAACTGGGCTTGTCGCCATTTCGCCAAGCACCTCGCCAGGCCTTGGCATTTCATCAGCTTGTGTGTCAAACTTGATTCTTTTCATCAAAGCTCCTTGCGTAGATGCTCCAGCAGTTTCTCCCTCAGGATTTCGTCGTCTATTTCTTGCTCTGCATCAGCAATGCATTTCCTGCATGTCTCAACTGATAGCACAAGTGGCCATTCGCTGTTTATCTTGGCTTTCAATGTTACATCAAGATGCTTGCTGCAGCAAAGCTCCAGGATTTTTTCCATGGCTACTTCTTTCCGCCAGCAGGCATTTGGTCAAGACCCATGAAGAAACCAGTGCCTTGTGGAATTATGTTTGGGAATTTGACCTGATCAATCTTGCGAGCCATTTCCAGAGTTGCCATTGTTATTCTTTTGGCAGCAACCTTGTTCTGGTTTAGGTATTCTACAGACATGAACACTCCTTGGCCAGACTTGCTTGCACCTTCCAGTGGCACCAATAAGGCTGTCTCATTTGTGCCAATCTCTTCTGCAATCTCCTTTTGATATGGGCCGATGCATGAAGAAAGCATCAGCACAGAAACAGCAAGCAGCAATGCCATTGCTGAATTGCTGTTCTTCTTGAACAGTTGTGCAGAATGCTTTACAACCAATGGCAACCAAATAGCTGCAAGCACCAGCAGCAGCACTATGTTTGCTGCTCTGTACAAGAAGCCTTGTGCAGCTGCTCTTGATGCAACATAGATGGCCTTGCTGTCTTCAAGCTGGCTGACAGCAAATGATGACTCGATTGGGTCACGAGCCATGTCTATGATGTGGTAAACGGAGCACCAGGCAAACAGTACGAAAAGCGTGATAAGAATTCTTGATCTCAGCTCTCCAAACATTTTGTCTCCCCTTCGGTTTTCAAGACGGATGGGTGCTTGCACACCCATCCGTTACGGTTGTTGATTGGTGTTTACTTCTTGCCTTTGCCAGCTGCCAATGCAGCTTGCAATCGCTGCCTTACCTCAGCTCTTTTCTTGGCGATTGGATCATCCTCTGCTGGTGTCGATGCAGCCTCTGCCTCAGCTTCTGCTTCTTGCTTTACATAGGCCAATTCCATGCGATCAGCTTTTGCCAAAGCTCCAAGGATTTCTTGCCGAAGCTTGTCAGCATCCCATTCCTTCATGATGGTGAACTGCAGTTCTTTGATCTCTGCCTTGTGCTTGACCTTAAATGCCTTGAGAGCATCGCGATCCATGTCATCAAGGATGCAGACATCAGCAGATTGCTCAGCTTCCTGCTCTTGCTCAGCTTCCTGCTCTTGTTCAACTTCACCACCAGCAGCTTCGCTGCCAGGCTTGCTGGATTCTTCCTTCCACCCAGCCTTGGCACTGAAGTTGGCTGCTTCTGCAACTTCTTCAGGTGTTGGAATGACAAGCAGATCCACCAGCTGCTTGCGCTGAGCCAAGAAGCTGTCAGGAATTGGCACAGCAGTTCTGCCAACTTGCATGGCGCTGTAGTCGGTGCTGATGCCTTTGCCAGTCTTGTTGAAGAACACAGCAACACCCTTCTTGGGATCCATCAGATCAAGATATGCGCCAGTCTCAGGATCCTGTGCAATCTTGTGGATATCAGCCAGCGTTCCTTGCGAGACGCTCCACAACATGATTTCCTTGAATGGATTCTCTGTCAAAAGATCAGCGACCCAAACCAGGCAACGCTTTTCTGGATAGTACTTCTTGGCCTGTTCAGGATCCTCGTCCCAAAGCTCTTTGGTCTGCAGCTGGCAAACCGGACAGATTCCAAGGTTCATGTACTGAAGGCAAAGATAGAGATCCTTGTTGAAGCCAATGTTGCGATGCAGACCAACATCCAGCCCATACCATTCCAACTGAGCTACCTCAATTGGAGGAACAAACCGAATTTTGTTTTGCCCTTCCCTTGGCACATATGCCTTGTAAGCATCTGCAACCAAGTAGCCTTTGCCACGGAAGCGACTGCCTGCTGCATCAGCCTTGCGCTTCATCGTGTCTTGCGATGGTGCCTTGTAAACCCACGTCATTTCATCCTCCTTGTCCATGTTGGTTGTTGTGTTCTGAAGTTTCATGCATTGATCTTACAAACCCAGCCCAAGCTCCTCTTACTGCACAGTAAAAGATTACATATGCCAAGCAGCCAACAACTACCATTGCTGCTATCAGTGCTACAAAAAACAGGAACAGGTTTGCGAATGTCAGTTCTATCACCGTATCCTCTTCAAAACATGCTCTTGAACAAGCTTCGTTGATGCTTTGGATGCTCGTGGCATTGTTCTTTGTCTGTAGCTACCACTCATTCCAAACATCCTGTCACCAATATCTACCAGCTTCTTGAGTGCCTTGTCTTTTATGTCCATTGTGTAGCGAGCTGATTGCATTTCTCTGCGATGTGCCTTGGCTGCTATAAGCTCTATTCTTGCTGCATTCAGCTTTTCCTCAGCCTTTATTACATCAGGGTGAATTTGTATCAAATCCTTGTAAACAGCTTCAGTTGGAAATTTTGTTGGGTCCAACTCCGTCTTGAGCTCTCTGTTGATTCTTGATGTTGACCAGCTGCGAAGCTCCAAGTGTGCTTTTGCCTGTGACTTCTTGTAGCCTTCCTCAGCAACCAGCAGCAAGTGTGCTGCTTGATCTTCTGCAGCACAAGCCTGTTGTTCATAATCACTCCACCGCTGGAATATGACAGGCATTCTTGAGCATTCTTCATCAAGCCTTGCTCTGTTTATTTCTGCATCTTCTTTCCAACTGCTCATTTATCTTCCTCTACAATCTTATTCGCCATTTGCACACATTTGGCAGGTTTGAACTGTTCATCAAAGTAAGAAAGTGCATCCCTGATTTCCATGGAGTTGGCGACCAGATATTCGCTGATCCGATCCTTTAACAGTGAAGGAATTGATCGGTGGGCATCTTTGGGCAGCAAGTCATCAAATGACAAGCAATCGAGCGCTCTCAAAAGCCTCTTGGTGTTAGAGGAAATTATTGCATCCTTCCTCTTCTGAAGCTCTTGTAGAAGCCTCTCATCATCAGCAGTCCATTTGTTGTGCATCATGGCTTCCTTCATTTGCTTGTTGAGGTAGTAGGCCCAAATGCTTTTCATTCTCCAAACCCAAGCATTGCTATCTTTTCTGCAAAGGCAGTTATTCCTCTGTCAACATACTCTTTGTTCTCAGGTGAGTAAAGTGCAGCAGCAGGATGAACTGAGTAAACAATCCAGCAACCAAACCTATCATGCCACTCACATGCTCCACTTGCTGCCATGATGCCACTTTCTTGATCCTTGAAGAACCTTAGACCTGTGTTTCCGAAGCTTAGTATTATAAAAGGTCTGACAATTTCTATCTCTTTCAGCAGAAATTTGCTGCAAGACTTGACATGTTGATTCTTGGGAGTTCTTGTTGTGCTTGGCCAACATTTATTCACATTGGTAACATGGAAAAGCTCTCTCGTAAGCCCATATGGTTCCAACCTTTTCCAAAGACCATTCCCACTGTCACCAACAAATCCCTGGCCAAGCCTGTCTTCGTCTCTTCCAGGAGCCTCTCCAACAATCATCATATTCATCTGGCCAAGGCTTGGCATGACTGGCTTAGAGCATTCTTTGTGCAGCTCGCAAGCAGTGCAATTTGGAAGATCAAGATTTGGCTCTTGCAGGAAGCCTTTTGGATACTTGGTTGGCTTGGCAAGCTTTAGTCCAAGCCCTTCTGTTTTGCCTTGCAAAAGGTCATCACCAAACCAAAGCCTATCTGTCCAGATGTTGTTGTGAGAACCTTGGTTGTATCCTTCTATAAGCATCCACTTGCCTTCGCAATGCTCAACTTCCATCTTGTGCTCTCTGTAGAACTTGCTGCTGAACACAAGCATTACAAAATCAGTGTCGTCCTTGAAGTTGCCATACACACCACCAAGATCACCAGCAGTTCCTCGCAGCTCTTGAAGCTTCTTGCCATCTCCATGCTCTTTGTATCCAAACTTCAGCTTATCCATCACACCAAAATGCAGCCTGCGACTGCGATCCTTTCCACCAAACACAACAGTGTTCAATGGGCTGATCTTGGCTTGGGTGGCTATCAGCTTTATCATCTTGCGATATCTATACATCGGGTCGTTGCTAAGGCTGAAGTCAAAGTATTGTGACAGCTGGTCAAGTCTTGCTTCATCAAGCACACCCTTGCACTCGTTGTTATCAAAACACATGGCTGTGCTTAGCAAACCTCTGACCTTGCTGTTGACAGATCGCTTGTTGACTCTTCTCTCAAGATCTGCAAGATCTTTGTATGGGCCATTCTTATCACGCTCCTTGACAACATTGCGACTGGCAACTTCTCCAACACCTTTTATTTCAGACAAAGGGATTACAAGATGTCCGTCACTGTTGATGCTCCAAACATCTGCCTGGCTGGCATTTATATCAGGCAGAACCAGCTTCAGCCCAAGCCTACGAGCCTCTTGTATGTTGTCAGATTTCTTTGCATCATTGCCGTATGAAAGGATTGTTGCCATGAACTCAGCTGGATAGTAAACCTTGACATACATCATCCAATACGCAATCAATGAGTACTCTACTGAGTGGGATTTGTTGAATGAATAGGAGCCAAAGAACTTTAGCTCTTCGAACATCTTCTCGGCTATCTCTGGCTCCAATGTCTTGCGCCTCACACAACCATCAACAAACTGCTGCTTGAAGCTGAGAAACTGCTCAACACCTTTGCTCTTGCTGATGACTTTGCGCACCGTGTCTGTTGTCTTCCAAGGCATGCCACCAAGATCGTACATAAATCTCATGACTTGCTCTTGGTATATTATCAGCCCATAGGACTCTCTGGTGATCTCCTCGATGAATGGGTGTATGTATGTGACTGGTTCTTCTCCATGCTTGCGCTTTTGAAAGGAGGTTGCTATGCCTGATCTCAAAGATCCAGGCCTGTGCAGAGTGTTGAGTGCGACAATCATGTTGAAGTCTTCAACACCAATTTCTCTGCACATTCGCATCATGCCTGGAGAGTTGAACTGGAAAACACCAACATTGTTCCCAGCACTAAATTCCTTGAATATCTTGGGGTCGTCCAATGGCAAGGTCTCATAGTCAATGTCAACACCATGCCTTTGCTTTATCAGCTTGCGAGCCTCGCTTAGCAGTGTCAAGGAATTCAGCCCAAGCACATCAAGCTTCATCAGCCCCATGTGCTCAGCATCTTCCTTGTCCCAGTTGCACACAAGACTCTGTGTTCGCATTGCATAGTTGGCATTCTGGCCATCTCTTAGATCATTGGCAGATACAACCATTGCAGCTGCATGCTTCCCATGGCCATATATTTGGCCTTCCAGCTCCATGGCAATCTCACTCTCCTTCGGATACTTCTTGTAGAAAGCCTTGCCATCCTCGAATGCTTCAAACGCATCCTTTACACAGAAGTCAGCACGAGCATCACCACCAGATCTTACTACGATGCTGTTGGCTGCTTTGCTAACATCTGCTATTGGAAGATCAAACACCCTGCCAACACTTCGCACAACACCTTTGCCTTTCATCTTGGCAAATGTGCTTAAGCTGATGACATTGTGCTCTCCGTAAAGATCCTTCAGATGCTGCATGATCTTGTCACGCTTGGTGTCTTCAAAGTCCATGTCAATGTCAGGTAAGTCAATGCGTGCTTCACTGATGAAACGGCTGAACACCAATCCGTATTTGATTGGATCAACCTGTGTTATGTTCAAGCAGAAAGCAACTAATGAGCCACCAGACGATCCACGACCAGGACCAACCATTATGTCATTCTTGCGACACCATTCAATCAGCTCCCAAACGATCAAGAAGTATCTGGCAAAGCCTTGCGATATGATGATCTGCAGCTCCTCTGAGATTCTGTCTTCATACACAGATATGTTTGCTGCCTTTATCCAACTGTGCATTCTGCACTTGGTCTCAAGACCTTCCAATGTCAGCTGTATAAGCTGGTCTTCTTCGCTTAGGTTGTCCTTTCCAGGTATAGGTGGCTTTGGAAGATACACCTCTTGCTTCTTGATTTCAAGGTTGCAAATGTCAGCTATGACACCTGGTGTAATCATCGCTTCTTCAAGCTTACTGCCTGTCAGCACTCCTTGCTTTTCAAATCCAAGCACCATTTCTTCTGTATCATACAGCCACAATGTGTTTACATCAAACTTCCACCTATCCTTGTCCTTCATCTTCTTCTTGGATTGCATGCACAACAACACTTCTTGAAGCTTGGCATGATTCTTCTCTGGATAGTGGCAGTCATTAGTTGCAACAATGGGCAGCTTGAGATCACTTGCAACCTTCAAAACATGTGTGTTGAATCTGGCTTGCTCCTTCATTGCATGTGGCATTACTTCAAGGTAAACCTCGGTGCGCTTGCCAAGCTGCTTGAGCAGCTCTATGCCGTCTGGCATGTTTATGTAGCTTTCCATGCAAGCGCTGCCAATTACAAGATCATCGCAATGGCTTAGCAACAAGTTTGGGTCAATGCGAGGTCTCCAATAGAAACCATCAAGGTTGGCAACACTCAGCATTTTGAGCAAAGAGTGAAAACCAGCAATGTTCTTTGCAAGCAGCACCACATGGTATCTCTTCTCCTTTTCCTTCTTGACAAGCAAGTCTGGAACCATGTATGCTTCTATGCCTATGATGCTCTTGATGCCAGCTTCTTTGCATGCTGCTTGCCACTTGATGACTCCATCAACATTGCCATGGTTTGTCAATGCCATTGCCTTGAAGCCAAGCTCTACAGCTCGTTTGCAATATTGCTTGGCAGTGCCGTATCCATCCAAGATGCTGTACTGGTCGTGCAAGTGTAGGTGGACAAATTCTTCGTTCTTTATCATGGTTGCTTAGTAGAAGTTTTTGAGGTTCAGCAGGTGCGGCGCACAGAAGTTCATCACATTCAGGCGAGTTGGACAGTCCTGCTTGCATATTGCTGGCAACTTGTCTGGTTGAACTTGAATCCAGGCAAGTCTTGCAGCCATCAATGCATGAATGGGCTCTTTGTAGCTTAGGAGGTTCTCATAGTTGAACAAAGGTCTGCAATGTGGAGTTACTTCTGAATCAGCAGCTGTCATGCAGCATGGATAAACATTGCCATCTGCAGCAGGATACAGCTGATACATGGTTGCATAGCAGTGCTCGATTGGCAGCAACGGATCTCTTGTTAGTTCAATGTCGCAGCTGATGTCAAATGCCTTCAACTCTGCAACTTGGTCATCAACATCTGGAATGCTTGTTGCTCTCATTGCATCAGAATGGTGGCAAACAGCTCTTACCATCACCTCGCTGATGTTTCCAAAAGCTTCCTTCATCACCTTTATCTTTGTCAGAATCTGTGGAAGGTGGTGTGCATTCAGCTTGTTTACTGTGATGCCAAACTGCAGGTTGCAGCCTGCATTTGCCATCATTGCCAATGAGGAAATGACTCTTTCTGCAGTTGCAATACCACCTCTTGCCTTGCTGTAGATTTTACCATCAACAGCATCAAGACTGACACGCACCCATTTTGCCTTTGCAAGCAACTTTGTCAAATCCTTTGGCATGTAGCCAGCTGTTACAACACCATAGACGATGTCGAGGTCGTAAAGATATTCAAGGATGATTGCTATGTCTGGATGTGCAAGCGGATCACCACCTGTCAGTCCAACAGTCTCAAGTTGCATGTTGTTCTTGCAGAAAGATAGGAACTCCAGCAAGCTTTTGGTATTGGCATGATACTTCTGTTTACGCTTCCAATGGCCACACATTGGGCATGTGTTGAAGCAATAGTCTGTAAGCGATAGATGCAAACTCGGAAGCCTTGATTGCATCGTCATGCTGTGTCTTGCAAGCTTGACAATCCAGTTTGTCCCAAACTTGCTGATCATCTCGTTGAGTGTCATATTTGCTCTCCAGTTCTAAGGTTTTACAAAACTCTTGCCATTGCTGCAGAAGGTTGCATTTCTGACATTCCTTCCATATCTTCCACGATTTGTCTGGCCTCCTTCTGATAATCCAACGATGCAGATGTGAGGAATATGTTGACTGCTGGTGGGCTAACTATCCTAAGCTCCTTTGTCACAGCATTGGCAATCAAAGCTCCGCCACAGAAGTCTCCCATGGTGTGATGCCATTGGGTGTGCTTCAGTATGACACTCAGCACCAGTCTTTCATTCTTTTTGTCCCAACGGAAGCTTAGGTTCATCACACATGCCAACGCAGTCCTGCCAGATTTGATCTGGTTGGGATTGCGCATCAGCTCTTCAAACACCCACTCTGGGCTCTCTACTGGGAAGAAGTAGTGTGGCATTGATCTGTGGTTTCCTCTTTTCCACCTGTCAAGCATGTAGTCAAGGAAGCCAATGTACTTGGAACCATCCAGATTGCGAGGTCTGCTCATCCTGCCAAGAAAATTGTGGTAGGTTCCTTTGGTGTGGAAGCTTGAAGGTGGTGTGAAGAACCTTTCGTCTTGAAGCATGCTGGACAGCTTGCAGTTGTTTTCTTCATAAAGTGGTCTTGGGAAAACACTATCTATCAGCCATGTGCCAAATGGCAGCACTGTGTTGAACTTTGGCAGTTTCTTCCAACTAAATACGCTGTTGTATCTGTGCTCAAGCTTTGAAACAACACGTTCGCAATCATCAGCAACAAAGGAATGCAAGCTTCCATAGGTGCGCTTGCTGTGCAGCAACTCTTTGGTGAACAAGTAGTAAGACCTTATCATGTTCATTGGCCACCTGTCATGTCAATCACAGATCCATTTATGTAACTCGGAAGGTGCATGATTTTGATTGCAGCCATTGCAACTTCTTCACAATCAGTGAATCTTCCAGCTGGCACAAGACTTGTTGCATACTTGTTGGCAGATTCAGATTTCCAGCCTCTGAGCAGGTTGACCTGTGCATCAGTCAGCTCTGACATTCTTGTGTCTTCTATCTTGCCTGGTGCCAAAGCATTCACCACAAATCCCTGTGGGGCGAGCTCTCTTGCCATTACCTTTGTCAAGTGCGACAGGCCTGCCTTGCTTGCACAATAAGCGCGGGTGCATCTTTGTGCAATGCGATAGGTTTGCGAGCTGATGTTGAGTATTCTTGGCTCCATTTCGCTGACAAGCAAGTTGCCTTTTATGAGACCATCAACCCAAGCCAGAGGAGCCTTCAGATTGACATCGATCACATTGTAGTCATCAGATGTCAGCTTTCCGATCCAGTTGAGATGGTTCACGCCATGGTTGTTGATAAAGTATCCAAATGGCTTGTGGTTGTGCATTAAGGTTTGCAAATAGTTGTTGATCTCTCCAATTGATACAAGCCCAGGTGCCTTTACAACATCGAAGCCATTCAGCATGAACACATTGCACAGCCAGCTGCCAAGGCTTCCGTCTGCACCTGTTATCAATATGCTGTTCTTGACTGGGCCTTTGACCTTTATCATGTTCAGTTCTATGCACATCAACGCTATGATGCAGTAGTTGAAAAGATCTACATAGCTGTCAGAAGAACTGTGGTTCTGTTTTATTCTTGCGAGCTTGGCATGTATTTCTATGAGAGCACCGACCATTCCAGCATCTTTCCAAAGACCACCACGTGCAGTGTTGCGCTCCTTGAAGATGTCCTTGGCGACTTTTCTCTCATAGCCAGGAACACAGCCAGCCAGTGACAACAAAAGATCTTCCGTGATTGACACAGCAGCTGGTGAGAAGAAGTCTGTGCTAAGTGTGTGGCTTAGGTGTGGCATGTAGGCATCATAAAGGCTGATGCCACTGTTGTTGTAACTACGCAGCCGATCATCATATGGCAGTATTTTGCTTGCGATGCTTTCATACAGTTCCTTGTCTGGATAGTCTTCTGCTTGCTGCCCACTGGCTGCTTGCTGGTAATGGGTTCTGAATCCCAGGATTCTATTTGCCATCCCAGACCAGTCGCCATCAAAGTTGATTGCACGATCATCCAGATACACAGATGCGATGATTTTCTTCTTGCTAAGGTTTTCTGGAGAGCCAGGCACATTCTCGTTTATGTAGTCAAATGGTACTTTGTTGTCGATCAAGAACTTCTTGACATCATCTATGTCATCACCTCTGGTTGTCCAGATGACGATCTTCCAGCCGTTGTCTCTGACTTTTTGCAGCTCACCTATGCAGCCAGGGAATATTGGACCAAACTTGCCAAGTCCTTTCCAGCCAGCATACTGGCTGATGGTTGCATCAAAGTCCACCGCCAGTGTTTTGTATCTGTCGTACATCAACGCCTCCTACGGGAATATTTTGGATTCAACTCCGTCGTGGTGGTCTCCAGTTGATGGATTGTTGCTGATTTTCCAGTCATGCACTGCTGGCTGCGGATCATATCCTTTGCAGTCTTCCCACAGCTTCCTGATCTCTGACTTGCAGCTTTCTGTCAGCCCACGCAGGAATGGGAATGCTTGGCTAATTGGACAACTGTCATATGCAGGAAACTTGCACACGCCAACAGCCAAGCAGTTTGGCCCAAGGTGCGGAGCTGTCCATGGATGAACTTCTGCTACAAGCCTTTGCATTTCTCGAGCTACTTCTTGGAACTCTCCTTGGGCTCTGATGCAAAGTCTTACATGCAGCATATCCATCAATGCGCGCAGGTTGATCTTTACCAGTATGTTGGTGAGTATGTTAGTTGGCAGCACCCCACGAGCATCCTGTGCCTTGGATCCGAGCTCCAAAAGGTTCCTGTATCTGTTATCAATTTCTCTCATGCATTCTTGGAACTCATATGTCTTGTCAACATCACTGGCTATATCAGTTGGAACCATGTAGCCAAAGTGCTCTTGGGTTGCCACCCTTTGCGCTTGCTGAGCGAATGCAACACCGACTCTGTGTCTTACAAGCTGGTGGGTGAATGCTCTTGTCACACCGACAATCAAGAAGTAGTAGTCAACAAATTCCAGCGAGCTGCCGATTGTGCTGAAGACGTACTTGAGATTTCCATCAATCTCTTCTTGCGACATTGCCATCACTTTGTCAAACGCAGCTGCATCCTTCATGTGGCGAGTTTGTTTGCTGAACACCAGCATGCGATCAGCATCCTTGGTGTAGTCAAGCAGCTTGACTTCCATTTTGCCATTCACATGTTCCATCATTGTTCTCCTTGTATTTAGCTTGTTAGCCTGGATGAGAGAGCCAACCGAAGGAGGACCAGCAAGCCGACCTTGCTGTGCCAACCAAACTCTCTCACCCAGGCTTCTACAGAGATATTCGCCATTTACACACAGTTGAGACGACGCTCGTACTTGGTTTTCTTTTCTCCTTGTCTGATCATTCGCTCAACCTTTTGGACATCCTTGACAAGCTGATCAGCACGGATAGGTCTCCAAGTGGCAAAGCGACCAACACTGTATATGCTGTAATGGTCTGTCAGCTGATATATGATGTCACGGCGGATCTCGTCGTCCATCTCGTTGATCTTGCCTATTGGCTGCACATGGAAGTTTTCATCACCAATCTTGCGGAAGCTGGTTAGATTGCTGAGTGTAGATGGTAAGCCAAACACACTGCATATTTCCTCATACTCCTCCAATATGCTGTCCTTGGATTCATCTCCAATCGCCTCGACAATCAGGGTGCTTCCTTCCAGTGTTGCGCGGTAGGTGTGGAATCTGTTCTCAGGGAAGTATATTGTTTGGTTGACAGTTGACATAAGGCTTCTGCCCAACTCAAGTCTCATTACAGTGATTGGTTCAGACATGATTGCATGGCTGGGCATTGGCATTTCATTGGTGATAAGCTCAAGGCTGTCAATCAAAGCTGCCATTGGAATTGTTGATACACAGACTCCGTATCTTACAAGAAAGGTGGTGCCATCCTCGTATGCAAACTTTGCAACCTTTTTGTTGATCGATACAAGCTTGGCTCCCCACAAACAATCTGTAGGCTGTGGAGTTGATGTTGGCAAGTAACGTTTGGCAACACCAATGCTGCGCAAGCTGCGATTGCCGATACTGCCATAGGCTTTGATCGAGTAAAGGTTGTTCATTGTGATGTTTGGTGTATAGTGAAGGCTTCCGCGCCAGTAAACAGCCTTCTCAACTTCAATCTCTCTGACTGTTACACCAAGCGCTCTTGCCACCTCCAAATCTCTGAACCTCAGCAAAGCCCAATGGTTGCGAGTGTCAGGTGTCTTCCTCTGGTCAACAACCAAAATCTTGCTGTGTGAGGAAAGCATCCTTGCAACCATTGTTCCTGCAAGCCCAGCCCCAACTACCAGAACATCGGCTGTGATTTCACTTGTGCTTGGCATCGCTGACTCCTCCAAACAAAAAAGGCCCACCAGTCTGCTTGCGCAAACCAGTGGGCCTTTGTGTGCAAAGATGTTGCAAGGTTATTCAGCCTTGATCAGTTTCTTGGTGGCGAAGAATTTGTCGCCCTTCCGCTCAGCCAACCCTTTGATCTTGACGCACTCGTTGAAGATCTTGGAAACCCAGCCAGACAGATTCCTGCATTCCAGCTTGTGCTTTGCAGCTCTCTTATCGAAGACTTTGATGCCGTCTTCGATGCTGATGCCTTCCTTGCCAGCTTCCAGGATCACCTGCGAGACGTGCCAAGCGCTGGTTCCGACACGGTACATGTTGTCGCTGATGCGCTGCTTCTTCTTGGGATTCTCAGCTGCAGCCTTCTTGGCTCTTTCCTTCAGCTCTGCAATGCTGAGTTTGGCATCAGCCTTCGGGTCAGCCTTGGACTTCTCAGCCTTGGGCTTGGGGTCGGCCTTGGACTTCTCAGCCTCCTCCTTCTTGGACTTCCCCTTCTTGGACTTCACGCTTTCCTCCTTCTCTTCGCTGTCTTTGATCTCCTTGGTGGCTTCCTTGGTGGCCTTTGCAACAGCCTTTTCGACAAACATGCGCCGAGCAGTGTTGATGCTGTTGCTCCATTCCCGCAAGTCGGCGGACATGGCGTCCCACTCGGTGTCATCCTTGGAGTTGATGTTGGTGTACATGTTATGGGCGATGTCGTATTCGGTCTCTCCCTCCTCGACCTCAATGCCAAGATCGTTGGCAAGCTCTTTGATGCGAGCCATCTTGCCGACATCGATGCCCATTTCCTTCAAAGTCATCTTCTCCATGCTCTTCATGATCTTCTTCTCGATTGGGCTAACAGTCTTCATTTTTCTCTCCTCCAGTTGGTTTAGGCAGCAAGGCTGTCCTGTTTTGGCGCTCTCTACAAGTACATATTCGCCAGTTTTTTGATTTTGTCCAGCTTGATCTTGAAAAAATCTCTTACCTGTTTGCCGTGTATCTTGGATGGATCATCAAACTCTTTGAGCATTGCGGACGGCAACCCTTCCACAAATACTTTGGCAAACTCGCTGTTCATCTCAGCAAATGCGCAGAGCAGCTGCAAGAACATAGCAGCCTTTTCTGGGTTGCTCTGCAGATCGTTGCCATGCAGCGAGCAAGCCTTTTCTATTTGTGTCCTGGTTCCTGGCAAAAGACGTCTTGGCATCCCATCATATCTAAGGATGCTGGAGTAACGTCGCACAAGGGCAGCATTCAGTACATTCAGTATGCTGCCCTTGCTTGGGGTGAATCTGC